CTTCAGATTCTTCTGTATTATACCTGCCGCGAACCCTACTCCCTCTGCCTTAAAGACATTGAGTCTGAGGTTCTTTGTAACAAACATATCAATGTCCAACATCAATACGTCATCGTATTCGTCCCACTTCTCATCTAGGATATGTACTTTCTGACAGGGGGGTGTGAGGTGTTCTCTAAAGACCTGACCTTCCACGAACTGATATTCGACACCTATGCGTTCAGCATATGCGGAGATGTTCTCTACGGAGAGTTTATCTAGTGGTCTTAGTTTACCTGTGAAGTGTTGTAGTATAATGTTTCTCATAATAATAACTCTCGTGTATCTTGCCAAGTACTAACCGAAAATACTTGGTTGGGGTTTAACTTACTGGAGATAGGATAATCATTCCCTTCTGGATCTGTACGATCTCCGTAAAACTTTATCTGTTCGGTAGTAGCAAACTCTCTTAGGATCTGTTCCTTATTGTATCCTTTAGGGAATATATCAATACCAGTCTCTCCACCTACATCTACTTGTAATGTCGGAAACTTCTCATTCAGTTCTTTGGCAATCTTGGCGCGTTCTTTAGTTTGGCAGTCATACTCATAGTAATGTGTCCGTTCGGTCTGGGTCGCATTACGACCAACAACACTAAAATTACACATACCTGTTCTGTCTTCGAGGTGTATTCCTGTGCGTACTGGGTATGCGCTCATCTCTAGTTTTGTTAACAAGAATGATCTAACTTCTTCGGGTAGTTGCCAGACGCTAGAAAGTATTCTATTATCTTTCATCCAAACGTCATTGCCGCTACAGTTGAACACTTTAATACAAGCATTATAAACGGCACTGCCTACTTGCTCTAGTGTCTTCGCTCTATCACTTCCTGTAACTAAGAACACTCTGTGAGTATTTGCGAATGCGATGAACTCTTCTTCGAAGCAAGGATCCATAGTTCCTCTGCTTGGAGTGAGTGTTCCGTCTACATCAAATATGTAATCATGTATCATAATATTCCTTGACATAATGTAATTCTTCTGCTATAATAAGACAATCGTCTGACACCGGATAATATATTAATATTACCAATCACGATCACCTGTAGTATCGCCTATATCGTGCCATCCACCTTGCCAATTATTATCTGTCTCTTCTATATAGGAAGATCCGTCATCGATGAATCCGAAGGGTACCACGTCATCACTGATCGCTTGTGTTCTTTCCTCGAACATCATTTGTTTAAGGTTGATGTCTGTCATATCTGCGAAGAACTGCGTAGACACAAAGTATCCAAACATTACTAGGTTCATCATCAAGTCATCATGGTTGTTATCAGATGCTTCGTATGACTGACCCTTACCTACAAAGGTAGAGATCTCTAGTATGGTGTTCTCATCATAGACTCGCAGTTTCTGCTCTTCGATGATATCCTTGATAGCAGAACAACCCAGTCTCTTAACCTTGCGGTTCATCTCAATGCCTAGTGCGTTTGCCTTAGTTGCGCTAGATACATGGAGGTTCTCATACTCTAGTTCGTAGTATAATCCATTACAGACCACACCACCTTGATCATTTGCCTCAACTACTACCCATGCCTCATTGTAGAGATTCGCATACTTATATATAATATTAGGAAAGAGCAATGGAGAGATACTATTGTTTCTATAGACCGCAACTTGTTTGAACGGTCTTTCGGAAATATCTATGACGTTGAACGTCGAATAATCCTGCCCTCTTCCCTTACTCACATCTACCGTCATAATATATTCATGTTCGGGTTGTGGTTCGCTATAGATTAAACAGTCACCCGATTCTAAAACAAGATGGGGTGCCTGACCGCGTAAACCCATCAGTGTCTCTGCATTGATCAGGGTATCTCCAGTACCAAAGAAAGTATTACCAAATTCTTGATCGAACTGCAATGAAGATGTGTTAGCAATAGTTTGCTTCTTCCATGCATCGTCACGTCCGGGAACATCCCACCAGTCCACACGGAATGGTTTGTATTCATTGACACCCTGTACGGCACCTGTCCAGATCTTCTCGAACTGATTACCCACGCCATTAGCAGTAGAGGTAATGATTACCTTTGTATCAACACCCGAAGAGACAACAGGATACGTTGAAGTATAGAACTCAGCAGCCTTTTCAACAAAAGCAAACTCATCAAGAAAGAGTAGATTAACAGACATACCACGAATAGAAGAACCAGAAGTAGCCGCGGCAATAATTCTAGAGTTATTACTAAATTCGATTGATCCTTTGTTGAGTGCTTTGCATCCCGGTTGAAGGAAGAACGGAAGGTTCTCCAACATGAGCGTAACTCGCGCAAGCATCTCTCGTGCAGTGGCACCTTTGTTTGCGAGGATTGCGATTGTTTTCTCTGGGTGGAAGAGTGAGTACCATAGTAGATAACCCACACTACTAATAGACTTACCAGACTGCCGACAAGCAAGGACAATAGAGAACCTATTCTCGTCAAAGTGCTTGAACATATCTTCTTGATATGGGTATAGATCGAAATGCACCAGACCGCGATCAAGATGTATCACCTTCACATAGGTCTTGCAAAAGTATACAGGGTCGTTCATGCATTTTTGATATTCTCTTAACTTATGTTTGTCCCACTGTTCTTCGACCCCATCTCTCTTTACTTGAGGGTTGCCAAGATATGAGTCTTTAGTCTGTATCGTCATGGGGGATCACATTCTTTTCATTCTGTAGAAAACGTTGAAGTTCAGTAGTTGATCCAAGGAATACGTTATTGTTGGTTGTTCCTCCTTGCGGAAGAGCAGGTAGGTCTGCCTTGTTGATCTCTTTGTGCTTCTTATTGAGATCCATCAACTTGTCGTTGACATCAGATATATTCTTAATCATACCAGACAGAACCTCAAAGGCACGAGGATGTTCACTCTCACGAGCGACCTCGATCATCAACTCCAAAGACTCACGTCCCTTTTCTATAAGGTCGTAGTAAGTATCTCTGCTCTGATCATAATCTTGTTGGATCTTCTCTTCTTCGGTCATACTAATATATTCACCAATGTACCTTTTCTAGAGTGCCTGTACCCATACTTGTATTTTATGTAACGAGCATAGTTTTTAACTAGCACTGTCAAGGTATGTTAAGTTAAACCCATAGTCACTATCAACAGATATCCCATTAGGTGTGGGTGTAGTCCGTAGGCGTGTAAGGAAGACATCACTGTCTGCTCCTATATTATATAGGTTATTGTTAACTTCACGAATAATGCTCTTATTGGTCTGTGGCCCCATGAAGGATATCTTCATACCAAACGCAAGTGTGTAGATGATTGTTCTACGGTCACCTACCGATCCTTCGAAGTCATCCGAGAAAGATACTGACTGTAACGTTACAGGGATATCTTCTTTGATCTCTGGGTAGTCGGCAGAGAATGGTTTAACCGTCACTGTGTACTGTGGGTTAAAGTAAGGTAAGATCTGCTCAACCATTTGCAATGCATCATCCTGACTCTTAGCATAGATGTTGACATCGAATGTCATATCATATGGTACGGAGGTAAAGAACTGAGCGCGTTGCGTAGTACTACCTGCTACTGCGGTAGAGAAATTATTAGTCTTAGGTAATTGTCTTTGGGCATCATATGACATAGAGGTAATCTCAAATGACATACGAGGTAACTTCATTGCGACCCTACGTTCTGACTCTTCGCCAGATCTCATCTCTTCGAGTCTTTGTATGAAAGATCTCTTGGGTGCATATGACAGAGGACACTTAACTTGGGAGATAACTTCTCCGTCTTTATTTGTTCTCAAAACATATATGTTATTGAACAAAGAACCGAATACCGATACGGCAGTCCTGACTCGTTTGTGATAGAAGTGTGTTCCAAACATTATTCCATGTCTCCGAATGGGTTACCTTCAGAGAAGTCTAAGAAGTCTGATTCAAAGTCATCAAAGAAATTATTCTGTGTAGTTCCACCTAATGTAGGAGAAACGTTGATTTCCATCAGTTCAGATACCAAAGTGGGTGCGTATGCCGCACTCGCACCAATCACCTGTTGGGTCTTCGAGAAGGTGTGTAATTTGCCGTCTGTCGCACCAACGTGTGCAAGGTATAGGGTATTATCACTATCTGACCAAGCAACAACTTCTCCCTTGATCGTATAAGAACTATTAGTCTGAGTTACTATTTCACCACGTTTGTATTGTCCACCAGTGTATGGAGGAGCAATAGTTACGGCAGGGGCAACATCATAATATAAACCTTGCTCGATCTGTAGTATAGAATTGACCGTACCAGACGAATCTAAAACAGAGGATCCAGTAGCACCGA